CAAACACACCAAGGCGTTGGGATTATTTGCCAAGATCACGGCGAAGCTCCGCAGACTCGAAGCCAAGATCCAAGCAGTCATGGCCAGATCGCAAACCACGATCGAAGAAGCAAGTAAGGCAATTGAGCAAGAGAAATCAAACCTCGCCTTCTTGAACGAACAGCTTGTGAAAACGCAGACATCCCGCGAACAAGTTGAGAAGTTGACCGGGGTTTAAAAGTTTAAACAGGGTGTAACTCAGTGGTAGAGAGCCTGCCTTGGACGCAGGAAGTCGTTGGTTCGAATCCAGCCACCCTGACCATTAAAAAAACCACACAAGGAAAAACAATGACAAAAGGAAAAACAATGACAACACGTTGCAAATTTAAATGCGATTCTGTTCGCAAAATCGTAAACCACTGGCGTGGTGAGAATGATCCTGAATTCACGTTCGACGTGGAGTTCTCGCCAGTTCTCGCTAACGTCGGTCGGGACAATGCGACTGATGAAAACAAGCAGTTCTGGAAATGGACGCCTAGCGGCAAGATCCAATTCACCAGCATTAACGCCGATCGCTTCCAGCCCGGTGTCGATTATTACGTTGACATCACTCCAGCAAATGTATGAATGAAGTTCATTATAGCTTAATGTCAGTTTGCATAAGCTATGTTCCTGCTTGTAAACTTGAGTGGAGTTATGATTGCGATTTATTCGGTACTGAATATACCGAGACTCCACTCGAAGTGACCTGTCCAGATTGTCTCAATTGGATTCGGAAGCAGGAAAATGAAGAAATTCACGATCAAGATCCCCAAGACTGTCCCCAAACCTCGCGCGGAACTCCCACCGAACAAAGTTCAACGCGATAAGTCCAAATATTCGAGAAAATCCAAGCATGGAAAAGATAGAGGCGAACCTGACTGAATGCCGTGGATGTCATGAGCGCGTGATGCGGATTCAGGCCGGAACATTCGACGGCGTCAATAAACGATGGGTCGATGAACACGGATCTCTATGGAATGGAAGAAAATGCCCCGATTGCACCCGCCTCAACGCCAAAACCCACGCGCGTAAGAGACGCCCGCCTATTCATGAAAACCAAAGAACAGATCGATGAACTCATCGAAGACGTAAAAGAACTCGGTTCCCGGATCAGAAGCATCGACAATCTCATCGCAGCCATAGCCGATCCTGCCCTCAGAGACAAGTATAATAAAGACCTGCTTGCCCTCATTCAGAAGTACAAACAAATGCTAGGCTTGCTTGAGAAGGATATTTCGGAGTATGCTCGGTATGAACGAGAAGAAAAAATTCCGGTTAATCTCAGCTATCGTCGGATTCTGAAAACACTCCGGGAAGTATGATGACAACCTCACTCGCCCTCACCATCGCGATCGTCGCTATTATCCTTGTGTTGATAGAAAATATTCCTGACGACGATTGGGATTAAGGTCTGAAAAATCTCGGGTGTCCAGCTAAAGGTTGACGTGTGTCAATATGCACCCAATTCCCCTCGATGTTCTCCATTCTAATCTGAAACTCCTCCAGTTTCGGTAATAACACCGCCCTAGCATCGCCACAAGTCATTGCAACCGGATTGAAATCGACCGCCTCACCGTCGATATGGGGCGAGTTCTTTGCTCCGCCGACCAGGGCGTTGTAGTTTCTTCCGTGATAGGCACTGCCTGGACAATTCACTGAAGTCGGGCGAATCCAGCAATGTGCGAGTAGCGGCCTGCCCAATTCTTGCCTCACCAACTCCATCTTACCTGCAGTAGTTATGATGTTTTGTTTTTCAACATCCGAAGGCTGGTGATAGATCTGCCAGGTCGGCAAATATGTTGCGTCATGTACTGTAAAATGTTCGGTTATTTGGCTTTTTGGATCGTTCCAATCGATCATAGAGTCCTCCATGAAAGTTGTTAAGAACGATTAACAAGTATGTGACGAAGGAAATCTACAAGGCCAACAGCCTCTCGTGAGGCAATTTCCGCACCCCGTGGTTTACGTAGCTCTCTTTTAATTTCAATTAGATAGGCGATCGAATGGAAAAATACATTAAATATGTACCCCTTATTCTCTTCTGTGCTTTGGCCATCAAGGCGTTGATAGTTGGCTCGGTTATCGCTGATGCTCCATTTCTTCTGATCCTGGCAGTTTTATCAGGATTTTATGAATATAATCACCAGAGTAAGAAGCTTCAGGTTATTCACAAACGCTGTGATGAGATCGATAAGCATTTGACTGCTTTGTACAAGGCAAATCAAGACCTGAAGACAGACCTACAGACCTCGAAATTAAGCTCTCAATTTCAGAAAATTTCCGGGATCACAAAGTGAACACGCAGGTTAATCCACAGGGCGGAATTGATATTACGACTCCGCCGGAGCTTCAAAGAGCCAAACAGGCCGACTTGATTACTCTACCCCAAGGAGTCCCCGGTACAAATTGTGGCAACTGTTCTTTTTTCAAAGGATCGAAAGGTCCGGTCGGTCAGTGCTCCAATCCAAAAGTAATACTGCCCGTGTCAGTCAGAATGTGTTGTGCGTTCTGGGATAATCCGGGAGCCCATCGAGCTTTCAAATGAATATTGATGAAATGTCGAAACAGTTTCGCTCAATTGAGGAGCTACAGGCTTATGCAAACAGCCAATTCCGCACGATCGTAGAGCAATCAAAGAAGATTCATTCCCTCGAAGAAGAAGTGATCCATCTCAAGAAGCTTCTCGAAGACGGAACCCAGGTCATTAAAGATCCGAGCAAGAAAATCGAACTCTATACCGATGTCTCCGATCAGGAAGCAATCTGCCGAATCGAACTCAAGAAGCTCAAAGACCTCTCCATCGAACGAGATCTGACCCTTGAAGAAGCAAAACGGGTGGATATCTACACGAAACTCATCCTGTCTCTTACTGCTGCTACAAAGTCAAAATCAACAGAGATCATTACTCCGGAACGTCTTGATGATGCAAAACTCCTCGCCCTTTTGGCTGATGAAGTTGAAGTAAATGGCAACAATCAATAAAAAAGCTGCAATAGAAGAGCTATGGCGAAGAGGTAATCTCAGTTTCAAGCTCGATAAATGTCAGAAGGAACTCTATAAGCTTTTCTACGATTCTCCTGCTGACGAAATTCAGACATGGTTACTCGCCCGCCGATCAGGAAAGACCTACTGTCTTTGTATTCTAGCCCTTGAGCAATGCATCAGACAAAAAAATAGCATCGTTAAATTTGTAAGCCCCACCAAGCTCCAAGTGAACAATAACGTCCGACCACTGTTCAAACAGATACTGCAAGACTGTCCCGATGACATTAAGCCTGAATTTCGAGGCAAAGATTACATTTATTACTTTCCAAACGGATCTGAGATCCAATTGGCAGGTACAGACAGTAGGCATGCTGAGAAGCTGCGTGGTGGTGACTCGCACATTTGGTTCGTTGATGAAGCCGGAACATGTAGCGATCTTGAAAACGTAGTTAAGTCCATCCTGCAACCCACAACTCTTATCACCAAAGGCAAGGGCATATTGGCCAGCACTCCACCGCGTGAATCGGAACATGACTTTTTGAAGTTTATTGAAGAGGCCGAGACAAACGGCACACTCACCAAGAAGACAATTTACGATAATCCAAGGATTACAGAAGAAGACATCAAACGTGAAATTCGAAAGGCTGGCGGGGCTCACACCGACTTTTTCCGTCGCGAGTTCCTGTGCGAGATCATTAAAGACTCGACAACATCGGTGATTCCAGAATTTACGTCCGAACTCGAAGCAAAAATCGTTAAAGAATGGCCAAAACCACCGTTTTTTGACTCGTATGAGGCGATGGATCTCGGGTTTAAAGACCTGACGGTCATCATCTTCGGCTATTTCGATTTTCGTGCCGATAAAGTGATCATCGAGGATGAGTTTGTCACTACCGGAAATGAGATGCAGTTGCCCGCTCTCATGGAAGCAATCAAGAAGAAAGAGTACAACCTCTGGTACAACGTTCTCACCAACGAAGTAAAAAAGCCTTATCTCAGGGTCAGTGACATCAATTACATCGTCACGAACGAGATCTCCCGAGCAAGTCGTGGGGAAATTCATTTTGTGCCCGCGAATAAAGACGATAAAGATGCCGCTCTCAACACGATGAGGGTGATGTTAGCCAACGAGAAGATCATCATCCACCCCCGATGCACGACTCTGCTGCGTCATCTTCGTAACGTGAAGTGGAAAAGTGCCACGGTCAAAACGATCTTCGCTCGATCTCCAGACAATGGTCATTACGACGCGGTAGATGCGCTCTGTTACTTCATAAGACATGTCGCTTACAGCAAGAATCCTTATCCCGCCAATTATGGGATGAACATGAAAGATTTGTACATCGCAAGACCCGATAGGTTCAACCGGAATAACGCTCAAATTGACGCTTACCGCAAGATCTTCGGCATCAGAAAGAAAGACAATGGCTGACAACGAATTTGATATTCCGCAACCGCAAGAAGAGCCGACATCTACCTCAAGCGATTATTTCGCGGCTCAAGAATCGGAAAAGTGCGCCGGGATTCTTCTTCAGAAGGGTCAATCCTTCTATAATATTTTACGAGCAAACGCTTATTTAGAGAAGTTGGCCAACATGTGGCGCGCCTATCACGGTGCGTATGGTGATTATGTCGGATTCGGTCACCAGGTTAATTTCACTGGTCAGCAGGGCGAGCTTGTTTCTTTGCCGGCAAATCATTGGAGAAACATCGCGTCCCATATATTGAACATGATCACGAGCAATCGTCCCATCATGGAAGCTCGTGCCATCAACACAGATTACAAATCACTAGCTCAAACCACACTCGCTAACGGCATTCTCGATTATTACATGCGAGAAAAGCATCTCGAAACAGCGCTCCGTAAGGCCGTTGAACTCGCGATCGTCCTCGGCGCAGGTTTTATCAAGCTCGAATGGAATGCAACTGCAGGCGAAACCTACGACTTCGACGAGGAAACCGGTACATTCAATTACGAAGGTGAAATCGAATTCTCGAACCTAACACCGTTTGATGTCGTGGTAGATGGGTCGAAAGAGTCTTGGAATAACGATTGGATTATGACCAGGACGTTTCAGAACCGATACAACTTGATGTCCAAGTATCCAGAGCTTGCCGATAAGCTCAAAGCCATCCCGACAAAGATGGAATCTACTGTATATCGCCTGGCTGTGTTCTCTAACGATGATACAGATGATATTCCCGTTTATGAATTCTTTCATCGCCGTACAGAAGCATGTCCAAATGGTAGGTATATGCTCTTCTGTGACTCCGATTGTGTCCTGATCGACATCGACTTGCCTTATCGGGTCATTCCTATTTTCCGAATCGCTGCGGGTGAGATCCTTGGAACGCCCTATGCTTATTCGCCGATGTTTGATCTGTACCCGCTACAAGAGGCCGTTAATTCCCTTTATGGTAGCATAATGACCAATCAGGCTGCGTTCGGAGTACAAAATCTCTGGGTTCAGCGTGGTGCAGATATCAACGTGAACACTCTCGACGGTGCGATGAACATCATCGAGGGTAATAACAAGCCAGAACCTCTGCAGCTATGTGCTACTCCAAAAGAAGTGTTCGACTTCCTGAATCTGCTTATCCAATCGATGGAGACGATATCAGGGGTCAATAGCGTGGCGCGCGGAAATCCAGAGGCAAGTTTAAAAAGCGGAAACGCACTTGCCTTGGTGCAGTCTATGGCGTTGCAGTTCATGTCTGGACTCCAACAGAGCTATGTCAAGATGGTGGAAGACGTAGGTACTGCGCTCATTCAGATTCTCAAAGATTATGCTCAGACCCCAAAAGTGATTGCCCTTGTGGGTCGTAATAATCGACCACTACTCAAGGAATTCACTGGAGAGCAAATCAGCGCCATCAACAGAGTCGTTGTAGACATCGGTAACCCTTTGAGTCGGACCATTTCGGGTCGAGTACAAATGGCTGAGCAACTCGCCCAAATGAAACTTCTATCCAATCCACAGCAATATTTCCAGGTCATGAATACTGGCCGCCTCGATGTCACATTCGAAGGTGAAACGCAGGAATTAATGCTGATCAAACAAGAGAACGAGGCGATGTTGGACGGCAAACCAATTAAAGCGCTTCTTATCGATGCTCATCACATGCACATTCAGGAACATAAATCAGTGTTAGCTGATCCTGAATTGAGACAAGATCCGAATCTGGTGCAGGCAGCACTCGATCATATCCAAGAACATATTAATCTATTGAAGACTGGTAACCCAGATTTCTTGCAATTAATTGGGGAGCAACCGCTTCCGCCTCCAGGTCCGCCGCCCGGTATGATGCCGTCCGGACCTCCTCCACCGGGAATGCCGCCTGGTGGTCCAATGCCTCCGCCGCCTCCAGGGCCTCCGATGAAAGGACCACCACATCCGCCCGGCGGTCATCAACCTCCGCATTCAACCGGACCTCGCGGCGGTAGACCCCCAACTGGAGCGCCTCCAACAAAATCGTTGCAGGGATCTCCGATCGCTACACAAATGCAGGCTCCGCAAGCTGCCGGTCCCGGACAAAAAATCGCAATGCAAGAAATGGGTAATACGGCGATTCCACAACTTCCAAGACCACCGGCCCCATTTCAACATCTGCCGGTAATGCCGCAGGATTTAACTCCAACATAAGGAAATCGAAATGATTCAACCCCAAAGTCAACAATCCGCAGAACAGATTTTACAGTCTGTTTTCAACCCAACAAACGGCGGCCTTACCATGGTAGGCGCTCAAAATTGGGCAGTAAATCACGCACCGAGTTCTGCAACACAGGCAACAATTACAAAAGCTGCCGGCGGTACAGGCGTGAAACATGTCTGCAATTCAATCACAGCATCTGTCGCCGCAGGCTCAACCGCACAGACTCCGCTGAATGTTTACCTTCGCGACGGCGCATCGGGATCGGGAACTGTCATATGGGCATGTTCTCTTTCTGCGCCAGCAAACGGTGTAGGTGGTGTTTCAGTCACCGATCTCAATATTGTCGGAAGTGATAACACAGCGATGACCCTCGAATTTTCTGCTGCTGGTGTAACAGCATCGGTCGAAGCCGTAACTCTGACAGGTTATGATACGGTGTGAAGGTTTAATCCATGTTCTTTTATTCCGCAGGCGGCGGTGAATTTTCGGATACAAATTCGTTACTCCTCGTCAGCAGTAGCCACCAGTACGTAGATTTGGGTAATAACTTCCGCTACCAAACCAACCAAGCATTTTCCATAAGCGCATGGATTTATCTGAAAAGTCTTCCGAATAACGCAATCATATTTGGAAACGAAAACGTTTCAAATGGTGGCTATTTTATCAAAGCCGGTACTAGTGGAACTCTCGATTTTGGGATCACTGATGAAACTCACACGCTTGAGATCAGGCTTGCATCTGTTACTTTAATTAACGGCTGGCATTCCATTATCGCCACATTTGACGGCTCCGCCTCCGCAAATGGAATGAAGTTATACGTGGACGGTGCCTTAGCCTCTACATCAGTCATTGCAAACAGCAATCCAGCGAGCATTACATATGCATCTCCAACTTGGATTGGCGGCGATTCATTCAATGAATGGCTTAATGGATATGTTGATGAAGTAGCGGTTTTCAATACAGCATTAAGTTCTGGAGACGTTACTACTATCTATAATACCGGCGCACCTGGGGATATTTCTAAAGTTTCTGGGATTGTAGCTTGGTATAGGATGGGAGATCTCGATGACACCTCGTCCACTATCTACGATCGCGTCGGTAGTGCGAACGGTACAGTAACAAATGGAGCGACAATAGTCGGATTTGTTCCATTCATTACTCCCAATCAGCTATCTCGCACACAGATCAAGAACGATCCTTCAAACATCACCGTATCTAATAACCTAGCTTACATTCCGTATTATCAATCTGGAAATATTGATCCGGGTTATGACGCTCCAGATATGCAAATCTGGAATATTTCGTCTCCGGGTTCACCGTCGTTAACTGGAACATTACCTTCCACCGGAATTGGTGCTGATGGTCGAGCACCGTATTTTGCAACGGTATCTGGAAATTATGCGTATATTCCTTACTACAAAGATGTCACATATCTTCGCATTGTTGATGTAAGCAATCCTGCTAGTCCCTCTATTGTCGGTAGCGTTACCGATATTTTACTTCAAGGAGTTTGTGCCGGTGTATATGGCAACTACGTTTATGTTTCTGGTTACAACAACGGCTCGAACAAATTAGCAATCGTCGATGTCACCAGCAAAAGCAGTCCATCTCTTGTTGGTTATATCAGCATTGATCTCGGGTACACGTTTTTTCAAATCTATGAAAAGTATATGTTCCTGGTGTCGAATGCTTCTAGAACATTAAAAGTTTATGATCTGACGACGCCAACAAGTCCATCACAAGTCGCTTCCATCTCTACGACCGCCGATCCTATTAGTTGTACAATTAGTCCAGACGGTAAAACTCTTTATATCGTTGATTATAACTCTGCATTATTAGAAATTGCTGATGTTTCTACACCGACAAGCCCGATTATCAAAAGCAGTATTGCTACTGATGCAGGGGTAATTAATGGAATT